ATAACATCAATCCTTTACCAGTTACATCTGCATCTTGGTCAATTGGTGTATTAACTGTCAGGGAGACTATTAAATCTCCGGTGTCCATTCTTAGCCAGCCGTACTTTGTTGCAAAGTCAGATTGGCTGATCCCTGCATAATCCTTAGATGACGGGCCTGGTGAGAAATACCAATCATCTTGTTTAATCAAGTGAGGATCGCCGATAATAGTTAAATCAACAGCAAGCATATCCCCGTTTTGTGTAGAATACAAACTAGTAATTACATCTGCGGCTTTTTGAGCCTGTGGATTACCTAAAATACCAAACCCGGCCGTGATTGCTTGATTATTAACCACCGGCAAGTATCTAACTGGTGTTAGAATTGGAATATTTGATAGTGCTGGATATCTAACCGACAGCAAACTTGGTCCCACATTTAAAGTAAGTCCTGCCCGTGCCTCTGCTGCGTTTACCTCAACATCCTCTGCGGCTTGTGAAGCCGCAAAGTTTGCTTTATACGACAATACCTGCGAATAGTATGTTGTATCAAAATTTAATTTAAAGTTAATAATGTCTATATTTTTACCTGTGTACAGGTAATTGTAGGCTTTAACTGTAAAAGGCTTGCTGTCTGGTGCTTGATCTAATGCTGGGTGGTTACCAGCAAATGTAGTGTATTGATGTATCTTAAATTTTATTATTTTAGGGTATTGATTTCTTACAGGATCGTGTACAGCAAATTCAATGGTATTAGGATCAGCTTTACCTGCAGCCCCATATTGCAGTCCCACTACAACTTTAAAAGAATTAAAACTTGATGTATGTGCGCTTGCAAGACCACCCTGTGTTTTTAATTGATTAATAATAAACTCGCTCAGCGACATAATTTTATTAATCACGTCAACAATTTTAGTTCCCTCTGGAATCATAAATTGTTTTGTTTTTAGATCCAATGTAACTCCGTCGGAGTTTGCGCCTGCAATCGATTCATCTTTGGGATAAACAATTTTACTCTGTGAAATACTTGGATCAAATTCAAAACTTATTCCGTCTGAATATCCTTGAAGACCAAATGTTACTTGTTCTGCCCAGTGCTGTTGCAATTGCTTAGACAAATCTCTGAATACTTCTCCCACAGTAGATCCTGACACCGGCATAGCTTTGGGAATATTAGCATGTTGCTCGTGTAATGCAACATGATTAGAAGGAAAAAATGTCAGGCGATATTCTGTGCCTGCTGTGGTAACTTCTAATTTTATATTAGAAATTTTAATAGGAAAACGTTTTCTAAATATTGCAGTATCACCTTCAGGTATAGCTTTGCCGTCATCATCATAGCCAACGAAATCTAATTGCAACATATACGGGTGATCAGTGTAGTTTGCTGCAGATTGATTAAGTGGTTTAGATAAAAATGCCTGCATGGCCAGTACTTCAAGTAATGTAACGCCATATGGTTCACGAATAACCATACTACCTGTCAACATATTGGTATTCAAACTTTGACGGTTGGGTGCTATGGTTGTGTTAAAATTAACCCCGTTAATATGATAATTGTATCCACGACTAGTAGGCAATCGTTGATCGACAAATCGACCGCCATCTTCGGCTACAACAAAACTTTTACCAACTGTTGGGCTCCAATCTGCTGCCGCAACCACCGAATCTAATCCGGATAAGGTACTGTAATCCATTGGGTCGAGCCACCACAGGGACCACGAATATGTATAACTAGCATACTTGTGTAACGGGTTAGGCACTACCACAGACCGTTTTGGTCTTTTTGCGGTGACTACAATTTCTTGTACAGGCGCCCCATCTGTGTTTGTTACTTTTGTTGTATTAGTATTAGTAGTTGTGACTGTTGGAAGAGTAGGAGTTGCAGGTGTCGATGCAGGTACTACCCACATGTTGTTTCCGTCGCTGGCCACAATTGTTTTTACACCGCTGACTGATTCGTCGCCAACTTCCAACGATGATGCAGCTCGATATCCAGGTGGAATTACCACGCCTGCTGGCGGCGGGTTTACGTCTGCGTAATACGCTAACCCAGTAGGTTCTATGATAGCAGCCATGTTAAATTCCCAACGATCGCTTAACTGTGGCCAATGTGGGTACGTAAATAACTTTACCCGTAGTAAAACTCATCAATGGGTCAGTCAGCTCATTGGGATTGCGTACAGCAAATACCCACCAATACCCAGTATCACCATATAAGTCAAATGATAACAAATCTGGTCTATTATTATAGATTGAATCAATTTGATACAATGCATCTGTTACATCTGTGTAAATTTGCTTGCCGGCCCATACATCCAAGAAGTTGCCCCACATTGGTGTTCCGCTATAAGGACTAGATTTTTTATATACTGCTGTAGACATTATAGGAATCCGCCAGTGGGTTTGAATGTTTTAGCATAGGCAGCCTGTTGACTTGCGCCAAATGCTGTTGCTGGATTATTTGAATTAGCTTTGTTAACTAATGCGCCACGACTAAAGTCTATTAGACTAAATCCTGCAGATTGTGCTGCACGACTGTAAATTGGTTGTAACGATAATGTAATTGTGCTGGTTGTTGGCAAGCGTGTGCTGTTTAACCTTGGAGCAGTAATCTGCGGATTGTAGCCAGTGTTTGTGACATAAGGTTCAGGAATGTCCATGTAGTCTACATCTGCAGGCATGGTGTGTGCAAAGCTAGTTACCACACAAGGCACGTTAGGCATATAGTATTGTCCGTAGCCGTTTAAGTAAACAATTGGTGGAGGATTGCCGGCATTGGGATCTGTGCCAAAAAACATCTTTGTCACTGACCTAAAAAAGTAAATTGCCGCCAACAAGTATTGTCCTTCATCTACACTTTGTACTGTAAATTCACCAGACAACGCTATAGCAGAAACTCCAGAGTTTTCATAAAAATAATTGTTGTAGTTACTATGAGTTAATTTTTGTTCTGCATAACTTGCTGTGTGAGTCACTGTCAATTGTGGCGTATAAGGAAATACTACACCAACACGTACAGATCCGCCTATGCCAAAAATTTGCCCTAGCCCACTGGCAATGGCATTGCCGCCAGGAGCAGCGCCGCCGGGTAATCTAACTAACGGACTTAGTAGTGTGTTTTGTGGATCATTGTAAAAATAATCGCTGTTAGGTGCAAGACTAACACGCACTCGCCAATCTTGATTTGCAGACGGGAACGTAATCAACGGTGCAGGGCCAGCAGTACGTTCGCTGTACTTAAACATTCCGGCAACATTTTGACGTGTGCTTGCTTGGTTTAATCCAACAGATCCCAAAACACTAGATGTAACAACTTGTCCGATCTTCTGACCAAACGCACCTGTCAGTGAGTTTCCGGATGCTGATGAATTTTGTAGTACTGGCATAGTGATCCTGTTTTATATTGTATTTATTGATGACAATATATACCCAGATAATGTTTTTTAAAAAGGTTGACAAGCATGGTTTAAATATGTTAGTATGCACTAACTTATAAGGAACAGCAGGTGCGCCATAATTATCTTAACAACAAAGACATTTTAAAAGAAATTCATAAGAGCAAAACAACTTATTGTTCGTTCAATGACTTAGCTGATGCAGATTATGATATGATTTTACCGGATGCAGGTAAGATTAATAAAAAGAACATCAAAGAAGCTCGACAAAATCGCGCGGATCGATTGGCTAAACTTGCATTAGATACTGCACTAGCAGAAACTGGTATTAAACGTAAACTTGAAGAGTTCGAAATTAAACTCAAAGATGTCAAAGACACTGACGTTGTGTTCCGAGTAATGTCCTGGGATCACGTTCCTGTTGATGATGTTAAAAGTCGCAAGGCCGCAGTAAAAGCCATGGAAGAGGAAGAAGGTGCAATTCCACGTAGTGAGTACGATGACGAAGAATTGGACTTAATTGGTAATACAAAATATGTTAAAGTAAACTTTCCACCATTTGTACACTACAAAATCAGTGACGCCGGGGAACCCGTAATAGTGGGCCGTAGCCACTGGAAAGGTAAGTTAGAAGATGGAGTGTTTAGCAAAGATCACGGGAAAATGACCGCAAAACTAGCACACATGTTTATTAAATTATGTGAACGATATGCAACAAGGAGCAACTGGCGTGGATACACCTACAACGAAGAAATGCGGGGACAAGCCCTGCTACAACTCAGCCAAATTGGACTGCAATTCGACGAGTCAAAATCGCAGAACCCTTTTGCGTATTATACTGCCGCTATCACTAATAGCTTTACTCGTGTCTTGAACATCGAGAAACGCAATCAAAACTTGCGTGATGACATTTTAGAAATGAATGGGTTAAACCCTAGCTACACTAGACAGGGAATGAGTTCCGGGGGCGGGGGCGGCGGATATGATTCAGATGAGTAAATTTCATTTGCTCTACACTAGATAAATCTGTTACAATAGTTAATGAGTAATTTATTTAAGAAAGCTGCCGTTTTTACAGACATCCATTTTGGGCTAAAATCCAACAGCACGTTGCACAACGAGGACTGTTTATTGTTTGTTAAATGGGCTACATCTAAAGCATTAGAAGAGGGGTGCGAAACTGCCTTTTTCCTTGGTGATTGGCATAATAATCGTGCGTCAATAAATATTTTAACATTGGGCTACAGTCTACGTGCCCTAGAACACCTAAACGATAACTTTAAACAAGTATTTTTTATTCCCGGCAATCACGATTTGTATTACAGAGATAAGCGTGACGTACAATCAGTTGAGTGGGCAAAGCATCTGCCAAACGTCAGGATTTGCAACGATTGGTTTAGCGACAGCGATGTAGTTATTGCCCCTTGGTTAGTTGGGGATGATTACAAACGTCTTGCTAAGTTAAAAGGCAAATATATGTTTGGGCACTTTGAATTGCCTGGATATTTAATGAATGCCATGGTGGCTATGCCGGAGCACGGCGAAATGAGTGTAGATTCATTACAAGGATTTGAACATGTATTCACCGGACACTTTCATAAACGTCAAACTAAACGTAATGTAACATACATCGGTAATTGTTTTCCGCACAATTATGCCGATGCCGGCGATGACGATCGTGGACTAATGATCTTGGATTGGGGCAAAGAGCCGGAATTTCATTCTTGGCCTGGGCAACCAATGTATCGTGTGTTCCAACTTAGTGATGTACTAAAGCACACCGATGCTATGCTTAAACCTAATATGCATGTACGAGTTAATCTTGACATTGACATTAGCTACGAAGAAGCTACGTTTATCAAAGAAACATTCATTGACACGTACAAGTTGCGAGAGATTACATTAATTCCAGCAAAAACAACCGAACTAACAGAATACGAAATTCAAGGCAACATCGAGTTTGAGAGTGTTGATCAAATTGTTCATAGCCAACTGAGTTCAATTGACAGCAATCAATATAACCCAAATTTATTGTTAGACATATATAGAAATTTATGACACTTGCCCTATTAGACAAATCTAACGTACTAGGAGTACTTGATTTGTCTAACCTCACGGACGGCGAATTGTATAAATCTCTGTTTGAATTGCGTAAAGATAAATATGATATAAGAGACAAGATTGTAATTCATTATTTTCAAGACTTGTTCAAATTTCAAAATACCCCCGGTGCACAACTTAGTAAATTTGTTGAATATATTAAACAAATTGATATTCCACAATTTTTTATTACTGTAGTTACATCAAATAAAAAATTTGAACAAGAATTTCAACAACTCAGCGATGAGCCTATAGATTTTGTATTAGTAGAGCAAGAATTTCTACGCAAGATACCCGAGCCCACTGACACTTTTTGTATTTTGCCTTGGATGCATTTATACATAGGGCCCGACAGCAATATCATGCCTTGTTGCATGAGTGATAAAGAATTTCCACTAGGTAGTATAAATGTTGATTCTATTAGAAAGATTATTAACAACGATAACGCAAAAACTATCAGAAAAAATATGTTATCGGGTATCCGGTCAAAAGAATGTAGCCAATGTTATCTTGCAGAATCTGTCAATATACAAAGCTACAGACAAACATCAAATAAAGAATGGCATCATTTAAAAAGTCTAGTGGATTCTACTCTTCCTGACGGAACTATAGAATTTTCTCCAAAATATTTAGATATCAGACTTAATAATATTTGCAATCTAAAATGTAGGTATTGTAGTGGTCATTATAGTAGCGCCATTGCACAAGAAGAAGTTGAATTATTCGGAACTGGTTACCAAACATTAACCACTGCACAAAAAAGACAGGCACTGGAAAATATTTGCAATCAATATATAAGTTCTGTTGAAAAAATTTATTTTGCAGGTGGCGAACCGTTAATTATGTCCGAACATTATCAGATTTTAGACAAATTAATAGAGTGCGGCAATACCAATGTAGAAATAATTTATAATACTAACTTTACCAATTTGTCGTTTAAGCATAAAAGTGTACTAGATCTTTGGACAAAGTTTTCAAATATTACAGTTGGCGCAAGCATTGACGCATTTAGAGAGAAATTAGAATACGCACGTCACGGTACAAAATGGAACATTATAGAAAATAATTTAAATTTAGTTAGAGAAAAGTGTCCTAATGTAAAATTTACAGTTACTTCAACTGCTGGGCTATTAACAGTTGAAAGTTTAATCGATTTGCAAGTACACTGGCACACCAATAACCAAGTTCCGTTAGAAAATTTTGCTGTTTCGCTAATGTATACACCAGAAATGCACTCGTTGCAAGTACTACCGTTACATCATAAAGATCGTATTGCTAAATTGATTAATCAACACATATTGCAATGCAAAGGGGCAGACAAATTAATTGCAAACTGGAAAAGTGTCATTGAGTTTATGTATGCAAAGGATGTTAGTTACCTATTGCCAGAATTTAACCGAATTACCAAATTGCAAGACGCACATCGCAAAGAATCATTTCTAACAACTTACCCACAGTTTGCCGATTTATACAATTAAAAATATGTTAAACAATAAAATTATAAACAGATTTGGCTATTACAGCGTGGGGTTGGAATCATACTCTAATAAAGTAGATGCGTTAATTGCATCTAAAGCTACAGGTAAGCCATGCGACTGGGTTTTTAATAATGATGTATTTGGAAGATTTGATTGGTTAACACCGCCATCAATAGGGTTAAAAGAAGTCTACAAACGTAGGGCATTGCAACTCAGAGAAAAATATGATTATATTGTATTAAACTATAGTGGCGGGTCAGACAGTCATAATATTTTACACACATTTTTAGAAAACAATATTAAACTAGACGAAATTTTAGTTCGTTGGCCAGAAAAACGCACACAAACAATTTACACCCCAACTAATGTTGTGAATGCGGATAATCATTTAAGCGAATGGGATTTGACCTTGGCACCAGACCTTAAATGGCTTGCACAGTATCATCCAGAAATACATATTGAGTTTTACGATTTTTCCGAAGAGTCTATGGATTTCTTTAAGTCTGCAGAGTCTGACAATGATCCTTGGTTCCAAAAAGGACTCGGGGTACAATTAAGCCCGTCGCACGTTGTAAGATGGAAAACTGCATTAGATCGATACAAGCGTATGTTCCACGATAAAGGTATTCGCGGATGTCATTTATTTGGCATTGACAAACCACGTATGTGTTGCCACAACGGTAACTTCTTTGTATTTTATTTAGACAGCGTTGCGGGAATTGTTATCCAATTTGATAACTACGAAGATTCATTTTCTGCATCGGAATTATTCTACTGGACGCCAGACATGCCCGAGGTTGTTAAAGTGCAGACGCATCATATTATGAATCATATAAAGAAGAATCCAAATTTACTACTAATGGTAAGTCCGGATGCTTCTAAATCATATGTAATGCGTAATCAGTACGAGTCTATGGTTCGTAGTATCATTTATCCTTACTGGCAACAGGATCGATTCCAGGCCATGAAACCATCTAGCACATTATGGTGCGAACTAGATAATTGGATGTACGAAGAAAGTAATGTAGATTCTAAGGTATTAAACTCATGGCAATACAGCATTGATTATATGGAACAAAACATAGATCCCAAGCATATACTAAAGGATCACAATGGCAAAAGTGACGGGCTTGTGGGAATGGTTACACCGTTTTATAAAATTGGAGAGCTTGCAAAATGAAAAACTTTTTAAAATTACAGTCAAATAATTTGACTATCTAACTACATTCATCTACAATAGACTAATGTTTAAAATTAAAACACTAACGGTTAAAAACTTTATGAGTGTAGGTAATGCTACACAGGCAGTAGACTTTGATCGAAGAGATCTTACGCTGGTACTAGGCGAGAACTTAGACTTAGGCGGAGACGATAGTGGTGCAAGAAACGGTACAGGTAAAACCACTATCATTAACGCTTTAAGTTATGCTATGTACGGCAATGCGTTAACTAACATTAAAAAAGACAATCTTATTAATAAGACTAACGCAAAAGGGCTATTGGTTACCATTGACTTTGAAAAAGATGGTATTGACTATAGGATTGAACGTGGCCGAAAGCCTGGTATCATGAAGTTCTGGGTAGCAGGCAGTGAAAAAGAAATTACTGACGATGCCCAAGGGGACAGTCGCGAAACACAAGCAGAGATAGAACGTATGTTGGGAATGAGTCACGACATGTTCAAACACGTTGTAGCTCTTAATACTTACACCGAACCGTTTTTAGCATTAAAGGCCAATGATCAACGAACTATCATTGAGCAACTATTAGGCATTACTATGCTTAGTGAAAAAGCCGATAAGTTAAAAGAACTTAACAAGGCCACCAAGGATGCAATTACGCAAGAGGAATATAGAATTAAAGCTGTTGGTGATGCAAACAAGCGCATCGAAGAACAGATTGATAATTTAAAACGCAGACAAACTCTGTGGAAAACAAAACACACAGAAGATGTTGCTCGATTTCAAACGGCATTCGACGAACTTAATGCATTGGACATTGAAGCAGAGTTACTTGCACACAAACTACTAAGTGACTACAACCAACAAGTTAAGGATATTAACGACTTAACTAAAGCACTCAAACGTGCAGAATTGGATCAGGATCGTGAGCGTAAGACTTGTATTAAGTTAGAGCATGAAGTTTCTGCTCTAAACGAACACAAATGCCATGCATGTGGGCGAGAGTTGCACGATGCTAATCACGAAAAACAATTAGTCGAAAAGCTAAAAGAATTAGAAACTGTTAGTGCAGATATAGTGGTGTTTGAGTTACAAATTAATGAACTTAAAACTGCGTTAACAGAATTAGGGTTGCCGGGTGTGCCACCTAAGGTTTATTATGACAGAGAAAGCGATGCATTTGAGCATCGCAGTAGTATGAGTAGTGTATTAACACAGCTAACTGCTAAAGAACAAGAAGCAGATCCTTACGCAGAACAAATTGCAGAAATGCAAACACAAGGCGTAGAAGAAATTAAGTTTGATGTAATGAATGACCTTACTAATATCAAGGAGCATCAAGAGTTCTTGTTAAAACTATTAACAAACAAAGATAGTTTTATCCGCAAACGAATTATTGATCAAAATTTAAGTTACTTAAACGCTCGGCTGGGGCAATACTTAGACCGAATTGGTCTGCCACATACTATTAAGTTTAACAACGATCTAAGCGTGAGTATCACTGAGCTAGGCAGAGACTTAGACTTTGATAACCTGTCGCGTGGCGAGAGGAACAGACTTATTTTAAGCCTGAGCTGGGCATTCCGTGATGTTTGGGAAAGTTTATACCAACCTATTAACTTGTTGTTTATTGACGAATTGATAGATAGCGGCATGGATAGTAGCGGCGTTGAAAATTCGTTGGCCATTCTTAAGAAAATGAGTCGAGATGCAAATAAGAGTATTTGGTTAGTGTCTCACAAAGATGAACTTGCAGGTCGTGTTAACAATACACTTCATGTAGTAAAAGAAAATGGATTTACAAGTTACAACACCGATATCAACATCGTTTAATCTTGACATTGTACAAGTAGAGATTAGCAGTAAATGTGTGCTTAAATGCCCACGGTGTCCGAGAACGGAGTTGTTATTGCCTTTCCTTAACCAAGAAATTGATTTAGATTTATTTGTAAAAACTTTTACTCCCGAAGTATTAGATCAAATTAAGTATTTGCTATTTTGCGGCCACCACGGTGACAGCATTTATGCCAATGATTTTTTGCATATAATTGAATACGTTAAGGCTCACAGTAAAACAAACATTAGAATTATTACTAATGGTAGCTACAAGAAAGCATACTTCTGGGAAGAGCTCGGATGTCTACTAAATGAAGACGACGGAGTTACTTTTAGCGTCGATGGATGGGATAATGAGTCCAATAACTTGTACAGGGTTAACAGCGACTTTGACAGCATAATAGATGGTATGCGTATACTACGTGAACACAGTCAATGCTATATAAATTGGAGTACAATCTATTTTAAGTTCAACGAAGATCGTATTCATGAAATAGCAAACAAGGCCAGAGCTATGGGTTGCGATACCTTTCAACCTGTGCGTAGTAGTAAGTTCGATTATCGATATCTTGTTAATGGTGCGGACCCGTTAAAGCCTGTTAATCCTGCGTATATAGAAAGTAGCGCACACTATCATGGACAAGTGGTATTTGGACGCAACGATCCTTTTACCTATGATTTAGAAAAAGGCAAGCATGCTTGGGCAAAATGCCTTAATGGTAACAGAGAAATTAATGTTACGGTAGAGGGATATGTGTACCCATGCGGATGGTTTAATACTGGATATCAAAAGAATTTATTTGTTAAAAAATACCAAGATAGAATCAGTATACATACTAGAAGTTTAAAAGAGATCTTAGAAGATCCATGTTGGGACGAGCTAATCGGAACATTCAGTTCGGGCCCGTTGCCAGTGTGTAGAGTAAAGTGTAGAGAATGTTAATAGATAAATCATTTTGTACTGTGCCGTGGTTTGAGGTACATATCAATGCTGATGGTAGTTATCACACCTGCGGCATGCAAAGAAACTGGATCAGTGACACCGAGCTAGCCAATGTTTATAATATACAAACTATGTCTATTCCCGAGTGGATGTCACATAGTTACATGGTCAACGACCGTACCAATAAATTAAACGGAGTCAAAGATCCGCATTGTGGGTCGTGTTATGCCGCCGAGGGCGGCGGGGGTAGTAGTAAGCGAATTAGAGAGAATTTAAAAAGTAACATTCACGACACGAAATTTGACCTTACTTTTAAACATAGTCGCGACAATACGCAGTTATCAACTCCGGCTATTGCCAATTTAAATCTTCGAAGCTTTCACTTTAGTCTAGGCAACGAGTGCAATTTATACTGTAGAACCTGCGAACCTAGTTATAGTAGCAAAATTGCATTTATGGAAAAACATAGTCCAGTACGTATGAATTGGACCGATAATGTTGATGCGTGGCAACACCTAATGGATACTATGATTGCTAGTACCGATCTACAGTTTGTACACGTAATTGGTGGCGAACCATTTCTAAATTATAGATTTGAAGAACTCATTGACGGTCTAATTGCCGCAGGAAAAACAAACATCTACTTTGGCTTTAGCACCAATGGCACCATTTATAAAGAATCAATTTTTAAAAAGCTACAAGAATTTAGACATGTCGATGTTGGCATTAGTTTAGAGTCTACTACTAAATTAAACAATTACATACGTGCCGGCTCTGTCACAGAAACTGTGATCCAAAACATTAAAAAGATTCAGCAGTTTCAAGGACCGGGGTATTACGTAACATTACGTACTGTTATCAGTGCATTAAGTGTTCATACCTATGCAGATACATTAAACTGGGCATTAGAAAACAATCTCGGAATATTAAGTAACACCTTAGAATACCCGCCCGAATTTCAAGTTCAAAATTTACCAAGGGGTGTTAAACAAAGATTGCTTGATAACGTAGATTGGGAGTTTTCAAACAGTACAGGAATTATTAGTAACGGTCGAGAACCAGAATTGCAAAAGTTGCACGCCGACAACGAAATGCGTAACGTAATAAATTTACTTAAACAATCAGGAGATAATAAGTTAACTAAAAAAATGTACGATCGTTTAGAAAAATGGAATTGGTTCGACGATGTAGATATAGCAAATTATTTTTTTACTACCAGCAACAGATAACTACTTAATGACATGGATGTATCGAAATAACGTTATCAATGAATTGCCAGAAAATTGTGTAGGTTTTGTATACCTTATTACTAATACCTTAACAGGTAGAAAATATGTAGGTAAAAAACTAGCCAAGTTTGCTAAGACTACTACAAAAACAGTTAAACTAAAAAATGGTACAAAAAAGAAAAAGAAAATTCGCAGTAAAATTGACAGTGACTGGCGAGAATACTATGGGTCAAGCACAGACTTAACAGCAGACATTGAAAAATTAGGCAAAGACCATTTTACTCGTGAAATATTACATTATTGTAAATCAAAAGCAGAGTGTAGCTACATCGAAGCTAGAGAACAATTTGATAGAAAAGTATTAGAGACAACAGATTATTACAACGGACAGATCTCTGTTCGTGTACACGGTTCACATATTATTAACAAGATTTAAATGGCAGAAACAATAGTAATTGCATCAGTGCCGTACGTGGATGTTAATCGTCCAATGGCAGCTCCAGCGGTGTTAAAAGCCGCGTTGGCCAAACACGGGATTGCAAGTATTACCATTGATTTAAACGCCGAAGTAGTTTCCAAGGTGTCGGGGCACTACCACAAAGATAAAATTGTTAAATTTTTCTATAAACAAAAAGTTGATGATCTCATTGTTGAGGATGTTGGGCGCATAATTGAGCATTGCACCGATCGTATTCTAGCACACAATCCTAGTATAATAGGACTTAGTTTGTTCTGCTACCAATGTCAGATTTTTACAGCATGGTTATGTGCATCAATTAGACACAAGAATCCCACCTGTCGTATTGTAATCGGTGGTCCGGGTGTTAAAACAAACGTAACGGATATTTCATACAGGGATAAGATGATTGAGTTGGGGCTAATCGACGATTACATCACCGGGGACGGAGAAGAATCGTTTGTTGAATATGTCAAAGGTAACCTAAGTTACCCAGGCATCAACTCTGACACATGGATTCCTGTCGCAGATTTAGATAACTTACCTGCCCCTGACTATTCAGACTACAATTGGTTTTGGTACAAAGAACCTAGTATTCCTATCATGGACAGTAAAGGCTGTGTGCGTGATTGTGAATTTTGCGATGTTGTTGCTTTTTGGAAAAAGTATCAATATATGACTGCCGAGAAAATATTTGAGCAAATGATGCATCAATATAAAAAGCATGACATATTGCACTTCGACTTTAGAAGTAGTATATCTAATGGTAATCTCAAAGAGTTTAAAAAATTATTAGCATTGATGTCTGTGTATAACCAAGGCAAATATCGCAGTGAACAGATAAGTTGGGAAGGCTCATTTATTGTACGTCAAGCAAGTCAGCACCCCGAACTAGTGTGGCAACAAATACAAGACACCAATGGTCGTGTGTTTATGGGGGTAGAAAGTGTTGTGCCCAATGTTAGACATGCACTAGGCAAATCCTTTAGCAATGAGGATGTAGATTATCATCTTGAGATGGGACAAAAGTACGGGATTACACAAACATTGTTGTTAATTGTGGGATATCCAACAGAAACTTTAGAAGATTATGAATTTACCAAGCAATGGTTCAGGGATAGAAAGCAATATGCAAACAACAGCGTCATTGAAGTATTTTTGTCACCACTGGAAATTCTGCCTGGCACAAAAATAGAACACAGCGGCAAGAATATGACGCTGACTCCGATAAAAACCAAGGAAGATAGAGTACATTGGGTTAATCAACAGTTAAACATTACTTCCGAACAAAGACAAGAATATTTTCAAGAACTTAGAACAATATGCACCGAAGAGTGCGGATTCAACGTTGTATGTCCATTTTAACTGATTTAGAATTAGTGCTAGATTTTGGACATTGTAACGGCACAATGGATGTCATTGTTGAGTCTAGACAGTCCATTATTAAAGAAATTAAAAATTACACCGCAGAGACCATCTCAATAAACACAAAAATAGAACTACCAAACACAATTACACTACAGCTTTCAAATAAAAATTATGGCACTGACACTAAATTAAATTCACTAAACGAGATTATACACAATAAATATGTGCAACTAAAACAATTAAAATTTGGTGGCATCATTTGGGATTCAGAAAAGCTGTTCCATTTGTGTGCGTATAACACTGATCAAGACACAAACACAATTAACACCACGTTCTGGGACAAAAACGGCACTATTACTATAGATTTTTTTGACAAACACTTTATACAATTTCACTTACATTATAACAATCTCTTTAAACTCTATACCTAAGTAATAACAATCAGACGGTTTACAGCTCACGCAGGCTAATATCATGCGTACACGAAAACTGGACCTCGGGTCGCAGGGACGTAAATCTTTCGCCGTCGAAAGTGCTTAACCACTATCCTTTACAGGACGAGGATCGCTAATCGCCGCGGTTTGGTTATTTGAATAGGAATTAAAAGGCTAAAAAGAGTAGATAAATTCTACAGGTTATACAGCATGTTAGCGTATGTGTGTATAATTGCCGTTGTTGTAAAGACAGCACTCGAGGTACCGGACAACCGCCTCTGTAATGTGCTAACGCTAAGTGACTGAGTTGACTCAGATGAAATTTCTTTGCCCTGTGTGGGCAAAGTGTGACCAAACAATCTAGATGAAACTATCATCGCTTCGCTCTTGTAACAGTTATAAAAGAAATAGTGTTGTGAGCGAAAGCGAAGCAACAGATGTACGTAGTACATCTTTAAATAAAACAAAAATCTTTTTGTGTTGCCTATCAGAAAAAGGGAAGTCCTGATTCTTTGGTTGTTTCGATATTGCTCTTGATGAGCTTGCTAATTAATTCGCGTTCTGACTGACTGAGATACATGGCTTCTTCATAGGTTAAGCCACCACGCATAAACCAACACATCTTTAACGCTTCTTCCTTAATGGCCCGAGACTCTTTATCGTAAGATTCAATCATCTCTACGATAGCGTCATTGTCTAATGTCAGGAGCCGGCTGCGAAAAAATTTGCGTAATCGAACTCTAAGGGAACATCATAGGTTTTCTGGCATTCACTGCAGGATACCTTCTGTGGTTTAATGGCGTACTCATTGGCCATTTTAGCTAGATGAGATTGTACTTGTCGTACAACATTACCATCTGTGTTTGAATAGAATTCTGAGATATGCCCAGTGTCTGTGACCAATGTTCCGTCTGCAAGCTCAATGGATTCTGTGCTTTGTGTCACAGTGGAAATACCTAATTCAACCAGCTTGTCCATGCTGGTTACAATCTGTGTTGTACGATCTTCTGCACTCAGTGCCGAATTGCCAAGTGCATCAACTAAACGTTGTTCTTCAAATGCAATCACATTGCGTTTGTTAACTTCAAAGAATTCTTGTGGACGTACTTTAATTTTCAAATCGTGTGCTTCGATCTTCTGCGTATAGTCCGGGCAACCTAAACCGTCTAACACACCTGTTAGGTTGATATCATGTGCGTTTTCCTCACTGCAATGTGGGCATTTTGTATCTATGTTCATTGCTGCACCGTAGCTAGCAATGCGTATACCAATTAATACTGCATCAACATCAACGCTGGGCATTTTCCACGCATCTTTGATACTGGGACAGCAACTTTCGATGATGGTAACAACGCTGGTTCCATTCATCAACGCATCTGGTGTGCGAATGGTAACTTCGTCTTTGGCAGTCATTGGGTACACAGGGATTTCACCAGTTACAGGTAACTCCACAGCACCTTCAGCCCAATATTGCCCGTTAGACGGCAATTTCATGTAAATGGCAGGTTGTCTAAAATATTTAGACAGCGGGTTTTGTTTTGTATTTTCCATGTTTTTTAGATCCAATAAATATAATTGAGGTACAGTATATTTATGTACTACTAAAATCAGGTTAAAAAATGGCAGATATTATTACACTAGATGAAAAATCAATTGCGGCGCTTGCTGCTGCACTTTCGGGCGGTGGGGGAAATGGTAAAGCTCTGAAATTTTTTGATGTTGATAATTTAGAAGCCTTTAGTAAACAGATGAGAAAGTTTACCGAAGACTTAAAAAAGACTGCACCAGCACAACAAACATTTAGAGAATTCTTATCTGGCACTAAAAAAGATCTTGTTGATGTATCTCACGAATTACAAGAACTTGAAACTGCAATTAAGAAAGCGATTGCAGCTGAACATGCAGCCACAGACGCAACAGAGAAGTTTGCTGCATCTGCACAAGCTTCTGCACTACAAAATGATAGAAACGATTTAGCCAAAGCCGCGGCAACTAAGAATGTGAAAACAGCCTTTGCAAACTTGGCTGTTGGCCTGGGCGAAGTTGCGGGTACAATGTTGACTGGCGCTATGCAATTTGCACGTGGTCTACAATCTGGTCAAGACCCACTGGAGTTGTTTGGTAATACTATTGTTAAGTCCACTGAAGCCGCAGGACAATTTGCCAAAGCCATAGGCGACTTTATGACAGCGGCATCAGGCATTGCCGCTGTTGCATCAATATTTGTTCCGTGGTTACGCCCACTGAGAATGGTCATTGGTGGCCTGGGATTACTGGGTGTTGGTATATCAGAAACCGCAGGGGCATTAACCAAAGCCGCTATAGAAATACAAAAATTCTTCATTGACGAATTGGTAAAAACACGCAAGGGATTTGAAGCTGCAACTAGTGCAGGTGCAAGTTTTGCCGGAGGTATGGGCGAACTTAGAAATGCCGCACGTGATGCCGGGTTAGATGTAGGACAGTTTGGACAGTTTATCAAAGACAATCAAGCTAGTTTGTCAATGATGGGTATTGGTACTTCGGCAGCATCCAAAAGGCTAATCGGTGTTAGTAAAGCATTGCAGGATTCGGGACTAGATCAACAGCTACGTAATTTGGGATACAACACACAACAGCAATTAGATCTAATTGCATTTACTGGTAGTCAAATTGGATCCGCTAGGTTACTGACCACAGGCAACAAAGAACTAGCTGCTACTACTTTAGAATACGGTAAGAATTTAAGAGTTATTGCAGACTTCACCGGCGAAGATGCTAAAAAGCGTTTAGACAAAGCCCGAGAGCAATCAATGGAAGCTGACGTCATGCTCAAAGCCATGACACTTGGCGGCAAAGGCGGAGTTGATAGACTCACTGAAATTTTAGCTACAATGCCAGATGTGTTGAAAAAAGGTTTTCTTGAAAAGTTATCGGGCAATACAATTACCGATCCAGTAACCGCGCTAATGATGAATTTTAATCCAAAGATAGCCGGTGCATTTGATCAGCTAATTGGCATAATAGGTGACACTAGCAAGTCTGGAAAAGATGCAAGAGATTTACAAATGCAGTTGTCGGCGGGCATAGCAAAATACCAAACTGAAAACCTAGAAGGTGTTGGACAACTTGCTAGAAATGCAAGATTAAGTGGAGATGCAACGCAACAAGGTGTTGCAGACTTTGCCAATCAATTAATACAATTTAATCGTAGATTAGAGGCTCCGAACGCAGCAGAAAATATAGCAAAAAATGTTGAAGCTGCGGCAAAATCAACAGATGCGTTACAAGCAACCGTTAATCAAATTGACAAAAATGCACAAACTCTACGTACTGCATTGGGTGAAAAATTGACCCCAGCAATTTTAAAGTTTGCCGAAGAACAAGTTCGTGCATTTAATTTAATAAAAGCAACCAACGACGCCTTGGGCAAGTATGGATTAAGTATTGGGTCTAATCCAAATCCACCACCAGCACCAACTGGTGTTAGTATGTCAGCGGTTGGTAAATCTGCGTTAGCGGGCGCAGGCTACGGCGGAATTGCTGGAGCAATTGCCGGTAGTGTAATACCGGGAGTAGGAACCGGATTTGGCGCAGGCGCAGGCGCAATCGCCGGCGGCATTGTTGGCGCAGGAAAATCATTGTACGATCAACTGTTTGGCGCCAATGCACAAGCGCAAGCAGGATCAATGACCACTGATTATTCAGGATTGAACATTGGTGGACGGTATCCCGGTGAAGCAGTAGCCGGAGGTCCAGCCAATGCTCGTACTGTTGCAATGGCTAGAGAAATGCAAAAAATGTTCCCAGGCGGTGTGTTTAGTGCGTTAAATGACACGTATCAGAGAGGTGCCAACAGTAAACATGCAAAAGGCGAAGCTGTTGACTTTAAGCTAGGTTTTACTCCTACCTTAGAACAAGGCAAGGCCATTGCGGCACAAATTAAACAACTGGGATTTAGTAGTGTACTTGATGAATACAACTTTCCAAGCACACACGCCACAGGCGGACACATGCATGCAGAATTGAAAAATGGCGGTATTACCAACGGTCCGAGTCTTGCTGGCGAAGCAGGTGCAGAAGCAGTTATTCCGCTGCCGGATGGCCGTAGTATACCAGTATCCATGGACAACAGCGCATTAATTAAGAAAATTGAAGAAATGATTGTTGTTATGAAAGATCATAGAGACATTTCGGAAAAGACTATGTGGGCTTCTGCCTAATGCGGTAAATATACTAATATAAAGAGAACAAACATGGCCGGTTGGAAAAAATATTTTAAAACCAATAATTTACCTAGTAACATTAGTCCCTTAGGTGGTGGCCGTTTGCCCGATCCTGGGTTTCGTAACTATCAAAGTCAGCTTCCTGAAGTTTACACAGGACAGCCCAATCGTGTTGAACGTTACAATCAATACGAACAAATGGACATGGATTCGGAGGTCAATGCCGCATTAGATATTCTTGCTGAGTTCTGCACACAAAAGAACGCAGAAAACCACACAGCATTTACCATCAAGTTCAAAGAATCGCCCAGCGACAATGAAGTACGTATTATCAAAGAGCAATTACAGCAATGGGTTGCGTTGAATGAATTTAACAAACGTATGTTTAAGATTGTTCGCAACGTATTAAAGTACGGCGATCAAGTATTTGTTAGAGATCCAGAAAACTTTAAGTTGTATTGGACAGAAATGTCCAAAATTACCAAAGTTATTGTCAACGAAAGTGAAGGTAAAAAGCCCGAGCAATATCTTATCAAAGATTTAAATCCTAACTTTCAAAATCTAACAGTTACCGCAGTGGCTACCACAGACACTTATATGAATCACCCACAATCGGGTGGTCCCAGTGGTGCTTATACACAGCCACAAAGCCCATTTGGTGGTGGTAGCCGCTTTAGTCATGCACAAAATGAAGCAGTTATTAATGCAGAACACGTGGTACACATCAGTTTAACTGAAGGCCTAGATGTATATTGGCCATTTGGTAACTCAGTGTTAGAAAACATTTTTAAAGTCTTTAAGCAAAAAGAGTTACTTGAAGATAGTATCATTATCTATCGTGTACAACGTGCTCCAGAACGTAGAATCTTTAAGATTGACGTAGGCAACATGCCCAGTCACTTGGCTATGGCCTTTGTTGAACGTATTAAAAACGAAATTCATCAGCGTAGAATTCCCAGCCAAAGTGGTGGTTCTAATCCTGGTTCATCATTCATGGATGCTACATACAATCCGCTGTCAACCAACGAAGATTACTTCTTCCCTGTTACTGCTGACCAACGTGGATCGAGTGTAGATGTATTGCCCGGTGGTGCTAATCTAGGCGAAATCACAGACTTACGTTTCTTTACCAACAAGTTATTCCGTGGTTTGCGGATCCCCAGTAGCTATTTGCCTACTACAGCAGACGACGGTAGCCAAGCATACACAGACGGTCGTGTAGGTACTGCACTTATTCAAGAATGGCGCTTTAATCAGTATTGCCAGCGTATGCAGTCAATGATTGCAGACAAGCTAGACAGTGAATTTAAACTGTTTATGCGTTGGAGAGGCTTTAACATTGATGGAAGTTTGTTTGATTTATCATTTAACGAACCGCAAAACTTTGCACAATACCGTCAAGCTGACATAGACAGCGCACGTATTGCCACATTTACACAGTTAGAAGCATATCCTTACCTAAGTAAACGTTGGTTAATGAAGCGTTATTTGGGCATGACAGAGCAAGAGATCAGTGAAAACGAAAGCATGTGGGCTGAAGAAAAAGGCGACGTTGAGCTTGCACAGCCTGATGCTGCTAGCCCACGTAGCGTTGGTATTAGCCCAGGTGGTATTAATGCTGATTTAGAAGGACTAGGACCTGACGTTGACGCAGCACCTGAAGGCCCGACTGCAGGTGCACCAGAAGCCGGTGGCCCCAATGCACCAGGAGCCGGCGCCGCAATCAATGCCGCTGGACCAATGGTTTAATTAAAAAAGGTTAAATAGTATTACTATGTTTATTTTAGAATTATTTGACCGCCCCGCCCCTGGCTATCAGTCCGACCAAGACGATCAGAGTATCGCCAAAAAAACTGACAGCCGTGGTGCTACACGCTTCACTCTAGCACATTTAAATCAACTGCGTAAAGGTCACGACGTGCGTAAACTCGAGCACGAAAAGAAACTAAAAGCAGTATCAAAACAATATACTCCGCCACCTGAAGCAGGCGGAGCGGGTATCTAATATTAAAAATCATAATATTAGTCTAAATCCTTCAAAAAACCCCCATTTAACGCAGAAATATACGTAGTTTTGTAAATAACTTTACAAAGCCAAACATTACTAAGGAGTTCTTATGAACAAGTTTGAGAAATTAATTGAATACATCATCAACGACGAAGACCAAAAAGCTCGTGCGTTGTTCCACGATATCGTGGTAGAAAAAAGCCGCGACATCTATGAGTCTATCATGGATGAAGAAGCTGACATGGAAGAAGCCGTTTCTGGCACCAAAGTAGAAGACCTAGTCGACGAAGTTGCCGGCGAAGAATCTATGGGCGAAGCCGATGAAGAAGGCGGAGAAGAATTTAGCCTGGACGGCGATGCTGACACAGACGGCGCTCCAGATGGCCCAATGGGCGATGCCCCTGCTGCCGGTGACGAAATGGGTGCTGAAGAGCCACAAGAGCTCGAAGGTACAGTTATGAACATTGATAGCAAACTAGACGAGTTATTGGCTAAGTTTGATTCTATCATGGGCGGTGGAGACGAAGTTCCTGCTGAAGAGCCAGGAATGGGCGGAATGGACAGCATGGACGGTGCAGCTCCTGCAGAGCAACCAGAAGAGTTTGCTGAAGCCAAAGAAGGTTCAGGTAACCCATTTGCTAAAGGTTCAGGCAAATCAGGTTCTGCACAATCAGGTAAGTCTGGTTCTGCACAGTCTGGCAAAAGCGGTTCCGGTAAAATGGAAAGCCGTAAAACAGCCACAGAATTAATGCGTGAATATGTTGAAACAGTTGGTGACATCTATGGTGGCGCCGGTGATGCAACAGAAGGTACTCCGGTTGGTACAGGTACTGGCTCTAAGAAAGCCCCTACTAACAGCAAGTCTGTTACAGGCCCCGGTGCTGACTTCGGCGGCAACGTTATCAAAGCCAAAGGTGGCGAACAGAATCAAGACGGCACAAGCCCTGCAGCTGCAGACAAGCCTGAGCTAATCAAATCCGGTAACGTAAACGTTCCTGGCGGCAAAGCTGGCGCTCCTAAGAGCACAGGCCATGAGTATACCAAAGATGCTCGCGGTGCAGAAGGCCAAACCACAGGCGGTAAGTTACCAGTAGCCACTAAGTCTGTGCAAGCACAGAACACTGGCCGAAAGTAATTAGGAACTACAAATGGCTTTGTACCTAAAAGAGCACTTAACATTCGACCGGGCAGGTCTGAAGATTATATCTGAAGACGCTACCGACGGGAGTGGTAAGAAAAAGCTCAGAATGGAGGGGGTATTCATCGAAGGTGGTGTTAAGAACGCCAACGAACGTGTTTACCCCGTTCATGAAATTGAAAAAGCTGTAAGTTCCATTAACGATCAAATCAAAGGTGGCTACTCCGTCCTAGGCGAAGTAGATCATCCAGATGATTTAAAAATTAACCTAGACCGTGTATCACACATGATTGATAAAATGTGGATGGACGGTCCTGCAGGTTTTGGAAAATTAACAATATTACCAACTCCAATGGGCGAACTAGTTACTGCAATGCTAACAAGCGGCGTTAAACTAGGTGTTAGCTCACGTGGTTCTGGTAATGTTAACGAAAGCAGTGGACATGTTAGTGAGTTTGAAATCATTACTGTGGACATCGTGGCTCAACCCAGCGCACCTCATGCCTATCCTAAAGCAATTTATGAAGGTTTAATGAACATGCGTGGCGGTGAGAAAGTATTTGAGATGGCCTGTGAAGCCAATCAAAATCAAAAAGTACAAAAGTACCTGCAAGAAGGCATTAAACGCCTAATCAAAGATTTAAAATTATAAGGAGATATCCAGATGTTAGATGCTATCAAACCATTGTTGGATAACGGAATTATCAACGAAGACACACGTCAAGCTATTGCCGAAGCCTGGGAAACCAGAATCACTGAAGCAAAAGAGCAAGTACGTGCTGAACTACGTGAAGAATTCGCACAACGTTATACACATGACAAACAAGTTATGGTTGAAGCTCTTGACAAAATGGTTACAGAATCTCTCACTGCTGAACTACAAGAGTTCGCAGACGAAAAGAAACAGTTAGCAGAAGACCGTGTAAAGTTTAAAAACCACATGGTGGAAAGTGCTGGAAAATTTGATAGTTTTATGGTTAGCAAGCTAGCCGAAGAGATTAAAGAATTACGTGCTGATCGCAAAGTTTACGAAGCTGCCACAGGCAAGTTAGAAAAGTTTGTTATCCGTGCTCTAGCAGAAGAAATCAAAGAGTTTGAACAAGACAAGAAAGCCGTAGTGGAAACTAAGGTTCGCTTGGTTGTTGAAGGTAAAGCTAAATTAGCTGAACTACAAGCTCGATTTGTTAAGCAATCTGCTGCCGCTGTTCAAGAGGCTGTTACCAGTTCGTTAGAGTCAGAACTGACTCAACTAAAAGAAGACATTACGTCTGCACGTGAAAACATGTTCGGTCGTCGTTTATTCGAAGCATTTGCAAGCGAGTTTGCTGGCACTCATTTAAATGAGAACAAGCAGATCCGTGAGTTACAAGGTACCGTTGGTGCATTGTCTCAGAGATTGGGCGAAGCAGTTCGTGCAATTGAAAACAAAAATGTTTTAGTTGAATCCAAAGAAAAAGAAATTAAGATCATTAAAGAATCAGCAGCTCGCAAGGAAAAACTTGCAGAAATGATGAAACCTTTAAACAAAGAGAAAGCCGCAATCATGCGTGACTTACTCGAATCAGTGCAGACAGATAAGTTACAGTCTGCATATGAAAAATATCTACCAGCCGTTCTAAACAACAGCTCTGTTGCTACTCCTGCTCCACAAGCAAAAGTATTAACTGAGAGTCGTGTAGAAGTAACTGGTGATAAAACTGCTAAAACTGCCGTTGACAATTCTCGTGCAAATGACATAATGTCAAATGTATTTGAAATGAAACGTTTAGCAGGGCTAAAGTGACTAAACCCTAAATAGGAGAAAATTGAAATGACACAAGCATTATTAGAAAGCCGTTGGGGCGAAACCAAAGACGCCCTGTTAGAAGGCCTAAATGGTTCTAAGCGCACCACAATGGGCGTTATCTTAGAAAACACCCGTAAAATGTTGGCAGAAAATGCCAGCGCAGGTTCAACACAAGCTGGCAACGTAGCTACACTTAACCGTGTAATTCTACCTGTTATCCGTCGTGTTATGCCTACAGTTATCGCTAACGAAATCGTTGGCGTTCAACCAATGACTGGCCCTGTTGCACAGATCCACACATTGCGTGTTCGCTATGCTGACAGCGTTAATGATGGTTCAAGCTATGGTACAAGTACCACAGCCGGTGACGAGGCATTAAGCCCATTCAAGATTGCTGTTGCTTACTCTGGTAGCAACGCAACTGGTCAGGCTACAAGCACATCTACACTTGAAGGTGTTGCTGGTAACAAGATCAACGTTCAAATCTTGAAACAAGTTGTTGAAGCTAAGACACGTAAGTTGTCAGCTCGTTGGACATTTGAAGCCGCGCAAGATGCACAATCTATGCACGGTTTGGATGTTGAAGCTGAAATTATGGCTGCTTTGGCACAAGAAATCACAGTTGAAATTGACCAAGAGATCCTAGGTTCTCTACGTGCGTTGGCTGCAACTGACTACACATACGACCAAGCTGCTGTATCAGGTACAGCTACTTTCGTTGGTGACGAGCATGCTGCTCTTGCTGTTTTAATTAACCGCACAGCTAACTTGATCGCTCAGCGTACACGTCGTGGTGCTGGTAACTGGGCTGTTGTAAGTCCAGCTGCATTGACAGTATTACAATCTGCTACTACTAGCGCATTTGCTCGTACAACAGAAGGTACTTTCGAAGCTCCTACAAACACTAAGTTTGTTGGTACATTGAATGGCGCAATGAAGATTTATGTTGACGGTTATGCCAACGACAGCCAAGCTGTTCTAGTTGGTTACAAAGGTTCTAGCGAAGCTGATGCAGCTGCGTTCTATTGCCCTTACATTCCGTTGATGAGTTCTGGTGTTGTTCTAGATCCTAGCACATTCGAACCAGTAGTTTCGTTTATGACACGTTACGGCTATGTTGAGTTAACAAACACAGCATCGTCTCTAGGTAACGCTGGTGACTACGTTGGTGAAATCGACGTTGCTAACTTGTCTTTCCAATAATCCACGGATTATCAAAGATACAAAAAGCCCCGCAAGGGGCTTTTTTGTTGATCGCGGTAAATAACTATGTTCGCTCCGAATAAGTTGGAGTTTATGCAGACCCCTTACTGCGTATAGCATAGAACGCTAATATCTTAAACAAAAAGGAGATAATCATGGGACGTCCATTACCAAAAAGATTCTTTGGCGCAGATGCCAATAATAATTTACGTGTGCAATTTCACAACGGAACAAGTTCTGTTGCAGGAGCCATTGTAAAACAAAAAAGTAGCAAAAGATTTACGTGCATTGATGCAAGCGGAAATACTGCAATTTGCTTATTAAAGTCTATTGCAGACGGTAGTTTAGTTGCAGGACAAATGAGCATCACAATTACCAACGATGCTGGCACAGATTTGTTTGTAACTAAAATTTCACGCCATCTAGTAACAGCCAGCAACGGAATTCGTTACCCATGGAACTTTAGTTCATCTAACAGTGACGGTGCAGTACAAGTTGAAGAAGCGGGTACAAATAGTACATTCACAGGTAACGTTGATTTAACTTAATAAAAACAAACGGCTATGTTGAAATAGCATGACAAAATTAAAGTGGCCTTTGGGCCACTTTTTTTGATTTTATTAATAATTTGATTCACATAAATACTTGATAGATTAGGATACTTTACATGAGCGTTACCAAACGAATTTCTGGAGACTTTAATATTGTCAATAAAGGCAGTGGTCTTACCACGGGCAACGTAACAATTACTACAGATACGTTTTTTGTTAATGGTAACATGCTTGTTGGCGGTACAGCAACTTCAGTTACTACTACAAATTCTGATATTTCAGACAACGTTATTGTTTTAAACAAAGGTGAGTCAGGTGCCGGCGTATCCACTGGATATTCAGGAATACAAATTGACCGTGGATCGCAGCCAGATGTAACACTACGGTGGAATGAGTCAATTGATTTATGGGAAATTACCAACGATGGTACAATTTATGTTCCTGTTGCAACCAGTGCTTCGGGATTAACGTTAGCAAACGTATTCCAAGATCCTGCGCCGGCAATCAGCTCTAACTTAGACTTGCGTGGCCATACAATTTTTGATACTACTTCTAACATCAGTATTAGTAGTACAGTTGGTGGTGGTGGCACTGGTGTATATGCATCAAACACACTACACCTAAACCAGGAATTAATTAATAAAACCAAGGCTTTGCTTTACACAGTCTTGCTATAAGGAACAAACATGATACAAAATACACCATTGAACTTAACCGTAGGTAATATTTTAGTTGGAACAGGCTCATTGGGCACAGCGTCAACTACATTCTATTTCTGTAACAGATCTGGATCTGCTACTACATTTAATTTGTATGCAGTTCCTGCAGGATTTACAGCAAACGGAAACAACATTGTTTACAGTAATAAATTGATAGCCAGCAATGATACATATATTGCTGACCTAGAAAAGATTTTCTTGGGGCCCGGTGATATGTTGCAGGCAAACGCCAACGTTGGCGACTCAATTGTAGCAACAGTAAGTTCGATTGGTTTATAATAATGGGACGATTTCTTAAAAATACTCAACTAGAAGGCGGAAGCTACGCAGTACAATTGCCAGTAGGCAGTAGTAGTGTTGGCCCTGACAGTCCAGTTAACGGACAGATAAGATATAATCAAACCAACGACAAGATTGAATTTTATTACAATAACAAATGGAATCAAATTGCTAAGATTGGATCTGTCCAGTTAGTGGTTGATAGTTTTATTGGCGACGGGTTAACACAAGCATTTACTATGACACAAAGTGAGTCAGACCCAACAGCATTGGCAGTATTCATTGGTGGTGTTTATCAAAAGCCCACAGACAATTATACTGTTAGCGGATACGGAATTGCTTTTACTAGTCCTCCTCCAGCACCGGGAATTAATCCAAACCAAATAGTTGTTATTCATAATATTAATAGCACAGACGCAACCTAAGGGGTAGTATGGCAATTGGTCGCATAACAGGACAGATGCTTTTTCCGAACCTGGAGCGTCAGGGTGTTAACCTACAGGTTGACACGGACCTAGCATACTTCGATGTTACTAGCCGTCGTCTTGGTATTGCCACACAAAATCCCACACAAACACTTGATGTCAGTGGCAATGCACACATTGCCAATCTTTCAATTCTTGGTAATACCATTACCAGTGACACCGGTAAAATCGGTCTCGGTACTGCTGCCAACATTATAATTACTGGTGGAACATCTTATGATATTTTATATACAGATGGCAACGGCAATCTAGCGTTTGGTAATCTAAACTCGTTAGCAACACAAGACTTCTTTACTGGTAATAATATTGCTCTTGGTACAAACACAGCTGGCCAACTAGCAAGTAATGCAATTACATTTTTAACTACCACATCAGTGACTGATGCTATTGCACGTATTAATAATCTACTAGGCAATATTTCTAATCCTGCTGGTAGTACTCTTACTACCGGCAACCTAAGAATAACCAGTGGTGTACCTAGTACTAATTACCAAACAGGTGCAATCCAAGTTGAAGGTGGTGTGGGCATTAATGGTAATTTATATGTTAGTGGAAACATTAATACCACTGCTGGTAACATTACAATTTTAAATTCTGCGTTCTTTGTTGGTAATGCTGAAACTGGGTTTGGTGCAATCTATGCTGGTATTCCTACGGGGTATGCAGTACTTCCACAATTAGTTGCACAATTTAGCGCAAACTATAACGGATATGCTCAGATTAATAATCAAAATATTAACAGCGGCCAATTTGCCAGCTCTGATTTTGTAGCAACTGCAGATAATGGCACTGACACAGCAAACTTTATTGATCTAGGCATTGCAAGCAGTACATATAATTATCCGGCATTTAGTGCAATACGTCCCAACGACAGTTATTTGTATGGTAATGGTGGTAATTTAAACCTAATTACTGATACCATTGGTAAAAATATTAACTTTGTAGTAGGCGGCGGAAATCTTGAACATATAGCGGTTCAAATAAATCACCCAAATACTATAAGTACATCTGCTAACACCGGTACATTAGTTGTAGTTGGTGATACAGGAGTTTCGGGCAATTTAAATATTGGCGCAAATTTATACTCCAATTCTGCATCATTCGGGTCTATCAACAATACACCAATTGGTAATGCAACGCCTAGCACAGGAACATTTACATACTTAAAAGCAACGGTTGGATTTAGTACAGCCAATGCAGTTATTAGCGGTGGCGAACTAACTGCATTGAGTAATGTTTATTCTACAGTTGGGTATTTTACTAATTTAAGTTCTGGTAACGTGTTATTGTCTGGCGGCAATATCACAGGTTTAACAGATTTTACTGCAACAACCGGATACATAACAAACTTTAGTACAGCTAACTCACAGATCACTGGCGGCAATATCACAGGTTTAACAGATTTTACTGCAACAACCGGATACATAACAAATTTTGGATCTAGTAATGTACAACTAACTGGCGGCAATGTCAGGGGCATAACAGATTTTACTGCAACAACCGGATACATAACAAACGTTGGATCTAGTAATATTCTAGTCACTGGAGGAAGTTTATCCAATGTTGATGTACAAGCAAATAATTTTAGTTCAGGTAATATTCTAGTCACTGGAGGAAGTTTATCCAATGTTGATGTACAAGCAAATAATTTTAGTTCAGGTAATATTCTAGTCACCGGCGGATACTTGTCTGGCCTAGCAAATGTATCGGCTACCCTGGGTACATTTACCACTGGCAACATCAATACTTTAAATGTTACTACAGGAAATATTGTTAATTTAACAGTTGGCAATCTAACTTCAGGTAATGTTTCGGCAGAATTTTACGGAAACATACACACTGATTATATCTTCTCCCAATCCGGGAACATTGACATTGTGCCAGTTAACAATGGATTGGTTACCATTGATTCAAATAGTTCTTTTATTATACCAGTGGGCCCGTCAGAAGATAGACCTGTTACAGGACAAGCGGGACAGATTAGATTTAATACAACATACGGATCGTTGGAATACTTTACTGGCATTGATTGGTCATTGGTATCAAATCAATTAGAAGATATGACTATTGATTATGCAGATGGTGTGCAAACGGTCTTTACATTAGATCAAGCATCAACCGCATCAGCATTGTTAGTTAGTATTAACGGTACGCTACAAATTCCCAGTGGCCCAACTCCTGCGTATACTGTTTCGGGTGATCAAATTACATTTGCCCAAGCACCACTTGCGTCGGATATTATAAACATACGATTTATTGCTAGTACAACAGTTCCGGATTTAACTGGATTTTCGGGAAATATTGCGACCAGGGGCACAACCAACCCGGTTAATTTTGGAAACGGTGTAAACTACGCTTACAATACCTGTCCAACTTTTATTAATTCACATTTTATATCAAGTGTTAGTACCGGAGATACACTCTTAGACAGTTTCTCAGCTAATGACTACCGCACAGGAAAATATGTTATTAGTTCAACAAATATATTAGGTTTTGAGTATCAAACAGATGAAGTAATTGTAGTGCATAACGGAACAACTGCGAAGATTACGGTGTATGGTACTACACATACTGGTGCAACACCGATTATGAACTTTAGTGCCAACATAGTGTCGGGCAATGTTATAATTTACGGCAACGGAGTTAGTTCCGGTAACAGCGTAAAATTAACTAAAACATTGATTTCTATTTAAATCCCCGCAAGTAAACTTAGGTTCTATGCCCAGAACCAAATTACCTACGACTGTGGTAAATATAATAAATTAACTATGATTCAGGAGCCCACCTTATGTCAGTTTTAACAAGAATTAAGAACAATCAGATTACAGATGCCACAATCACTGGCACAAAAATGGTTGATCAGACCATTACCAGTAATTTGTTTGCCGCAAACTTGACACTTGCATCCAATATTACTGTTCTTGGAAATTTCCAAGTAACAGGAACCCCAACATCGATTAATTCGATCAACACTTATATTAACGACCCATTGGTTGTTTACAACAATGGATACACTGGAAGTTTAAGTGGCTATGATATTGGTATATTGGTTAACCGTAACTTAGCACCACTTGCTCCATATGGTTCAGTTAATACTGCATTTATTTGGGTTGAAGATGATAAAGCATTTGAGGCTATTGCAACCACAGAAACTGGCACAGGCGTTGCTTCAATTAATATGTCTGGCTTTGCAAATGTTAAAGCCGGTAATGTTACATTTGAAACAACAACCACTGGTGGCCTGCAAGCTAAAGAACTTGGTAACGTAACACCTGGATCATTTACATTTACAACAGGTAATATCGGTGGTGTACAAGTAGTAGCAATTGGTAATATTAATCCTGGAACAGGTGCCTTTACTACATTAACTACCACTGGTACTATTATTTCCTCAGGTAATATTGTTGCCGCTAGCCAAACAGAAAGTACAAGCACTACAACCGGCGCAATAGTTGTTAAAGGTGGCCTTGGCGTAACTGGAAATATACATGGTGGTGGAAAGTGGAGCACTATCACTGCGTTGCAAGACACAGCAATTGGTAACATTACTGCTGCCACTGGTAGATTTACTACCATAGAAGGCACAGACTTAACTAACGCAACTAATACATCAAGCGGTGCAATGATATTAGCCGGCGGTGCTAGTATTGCCAAAGACTTATGGGTTGGCGGTAACGTTTACACAAACAACATTTATGGTGTAGTACAAAACGTTCTGACAATCCAGGATCCGTTGGTTTATTTGCAAGCACTTGGTAATCTAAGTTTATACAATTATGATGTTGGTTTCTTTAGCGACTACACAGTTGGCTCGATATACGCACACACCGGTCTAGCAAGACAACACGAAGGTAACACATGGGTGTTCTTTAGTAATGTTGCTAGCGAACCGGCTGGCGCCCATATCAACTGGAGCGATGCAGGTATTGCCTACGACACAGTCAAACTTGGTGAACTAGTAGTTGCCAACACCACAGCCACAACCAGTACAACCACTGGCGCCTTGCGTGTAGCAGGCGGAGTTGGTATTGCCGGTAACTTGTTTGTTGATGCAATTGAAGCAACATCATCAACGGCTTATGTTTATGACCAAGCTGTAACAGTTCTGAACATTGCTAACTCTGGTACCACAACAAACATTTATGGCATTACAAAAACACACGGCAACTTAGTTGCTGCCAGTGGCGTAAACAGTTCTAGCCCAACAACAGGCGCCATTAATATCAGCAATGGCGGCGGGCTAGGTGTTACTGGTAATGTATATTTTGATAAAGCACTAACAGTTAATGCAAGTAAAACGGCTAGCCAAGATGTTATCATCAAAGGCGCCAACGACGAAACACTATTATGGGCTCGTCCAAGTTCGACGTACGATAGCATTATCATTGGTAACAGCGCAACAGCAAGTACAGCAGTAACAGGTGCTAAATTAATTATCAACACAGATGATTCTATTATACTTCCAGTTGGTACCAACTCTACTAGACCAAGTAGCACTGGAGCAACTGACGTTAAAGGTATGTTCCGCTATAACGATACTATTTTAGCCATTGAGTGGTACGACGGAGCAGAATGGGGAACAGCAAGTACAAACTTCACATTGATTGTTGAAGAACAGTTCAATGGTGATGGAAGTACAACAGTATTCACGTTAAGTCAAGAAGCAACAACGGCTAGTACTATTGTTAGTATTAACGGTGTGTTGCAAATTGGTGGCGCAAGTTATGCTTATACAATCAGCGGCGATCAGTTAACATTCACTCAGGCACCTGCCACTGGTGATGTCATTGACTGTAGATTGCTAACTACTACACAGCAAGTAGTTGGTCTAGCTAGTTCGTTGGGTTTCGTTCAAGTTAACGTAGATGATTACACTGGTATTACATTTATTTCTCAGGCTGATAATATTCAACCAAACTTCTCAATTCCAGTAGGTGGTGGACTTGTAATTGAAGATTTGGCAATTTCTGTGGCAAGTGCAAATGTAGCAACTCAAGTCGATTCGTTTAGCACATCGTCATATAGAAGTGCAAAGTATTTGGTGCAAGTAACAAATGGTACAGATTATCAAGTGTCAGAGGCATTAGTAATTCACAACGGAACTACTGCCACAGTATCAGAATACGGTGTTGTAAGAACAAATGGTAATCTAGGAATAGTAACAGCGTCGGTTGCTAGCGGCAATGTTAAATTAAACTTTGTAGGATTTAGTACTACAAACAGCGTTAGATTATCTAGAGAATATTTAAAAGTATAAAAACAATAATTAGGGTGGATGGGCCACCCTAATTAAAAACCTTTGTCGGGGAATATGGAACCGAAGGAAAGATAAAAATGGCAAATAGTAATTTCGTAGTGCAAAACGGTCTAGAAATTGGACCAACAAAAATTTTCGCCGGTAACGGCACAATTCTTATGGGCGGCGGCCTTGAGTCAGCAGGAGCTGCAGGCGGCGGCGCAACCAACTTCCAACAAGATATTAACATCATTACTGGTAACTTAACAGTTAGTAATGGTAACGTTGCTTTAGGTTTTGCTGCTGACGCTGGGCTATCAGACCACATAGTAGTAATAGCCAAAGAGTCAGACTCTTTTGTACAAGTAGCTTTGCATAATCCAACCAGTGGTACAAGTTCATCCTCAGACTTTATTGCCTATGCCGACACCGGTGATAACACACAAGGTTATGTTGACATTGGTATTGCCAGTTCAGTGTTTGATGATCCTGCTTATGCTGTTACCTATGCCGGTGACAGTTATATCTTTGCCAGTGCCCCGGCGGGCACAGGCGGTAACTTGGTTCTTGCCACAGAAAATGGCACATACGGAGACATTGTATTTGCTGCCGGTGGATTCAGTGACGGCCAAATTCAAGGACGTTTCATCACTGGTGACGGCCTGAAAGTTACCGGTAATTTAATTTCAGATCTTGGTGCAATTTATCAAGGTCCCACC